TAGGAGCTGAAGGATTTACAGAAGCTTATGGTGAAACCGCATATCAATCTATGTTAGCAATGTCTGCTTCAGATAAATTTGAAGCATCATTAGAAAAGGTTAAGGGTGTTATTGGTGACATAGGAACTCTATTTGCACCCATTATTGATGGTTTTGCTTTTTTAGTAGGTGCTATAGCATCCTCAAAAGCAGGTTTAATAGCAATATCAGCTATAATGGGAGGTTTGATAGCCTACCAATCAGCTCTAGCCGTTAAATCCATGGTTACAGCAGTAGCTAGCATTTTCTCTGAATCCTTTAAAATGGGCCCAATTTTAGGTACAGCTTTAGCGGGGGCAGGTATTGCAGGTTTGTATGCAGCGTCTCAAAAAGCCCAATCAGTAGAAGATGGTATCGCAGATTCATCTCGTGGTCCATTTACTATTACTGATTCATATGGTAAAATGGCTATGACAGCTAAAGGTGATAATTTAGCAGTATCTCCAAACATTAATAGTGGTGGAGGTTCAGATTCTAAAATGCTCTCAGTACTAGAACAAATAGCAAAAAAAGACTCAAACGTTTACATGGATTCATCGAAAGTTGGATATGCTGAGTCATTAAGCTATAGTAAACTATAAAATTTAATATTTATAACAAAAACACAATATCATGGGATTATTAGACAAATTAACAAAACCAGGAGAAGGTTCAATTCTTTCAAAACACGATGGAGCAACCCCCTCTATTAACGGATTAGCTACTGATGCTTCTGAACTCCAGAATGCTTACTCTCTTTCAGGGGAAAATTTCAGCTTAGTTAATTCTCAATTTCAAAATTATGAAGATGGTGCAGTTAATATACTACCACCCCCATCAATATTAGATATAGATGGAATAAAACCTAAAGGTGCTTTAAGAGTTAGTGGATATGGACAGATGAATAATTCATTTGAAAAAGGTACATATTTGAACAACCTTCCAGAATAATTAAATGCCGTTAGTAGATTTAAAAACCGACCTTAGATCCATAAGATTTGGTTCACCAGATGCCCCTGGTGATAGGCCAAATGGTGCTTGGAGTAATCAACCTTATATTACAACACCAATAGGGGCTGATTTTTTAGCTCCTACACCTAATCGTTTTGCTATAGGAAAAGGTAGTGATTTTATCCTTAGAGGTGGGGCAAGTGCCTTTGTAGATGCTACTACAGATGTTTTAAGGTTAGGTAAAATGTTTACAGATCTTAAAACCCCAAATGGTATACAATTTGTTGCTAAACAAGAGTTGTTATCAATGACAGGGGTAAATATCTTTGCTGGATACCCAACCTCAGTAAGATTACTTAACAGAGCAAGATTAAATGATGGAATATATACTCCATTATCTACTTTTTTAGCAGCAGGTCCAATAGGAAACCTCATAGGAGGTCACCCTAATAAACAAGGTACAGACCCAACAGGAAATAGTTTCCTCTATAGTAGACCTCAATACACTAATTTAGTAAGCAGATCTGCAGGATCAGAAACAACAAATAGACTTTTAAATCTAGATAAAAAATTTATAAAATCTAATAAAATAGGACCTCTTTTTTCTTATTTAGGAGGACCTAACGCAGGTACCGATGTTGCTTCTGTTAATACTATTATTAATTTCCCTAAAGATCAAATTACATCACGTACGGGAATGTCAAATCCTTTAAGTGTAACTAATCCTACTTTATTTTTTGGTAGAGGAGGAGGTACTCTTACTGGAAACCAACAAGCAAATTTAAGTAATAATTCTTTTAGAACAACAGGTAAAGTAAGAGATTTTAGAAAACTTGTTACTTCACAAACAATTGGGGTTTTACAACATACATTAGCTAGGCAAAATGGTACCTTAACTAATGCTCCTAATTATAATGATAAAAACTTTGAAAAAAGAGTAAATGCTGGTAACCCAGGTAACCCTGCTCTTAATAGAAAAAACTACTCTTCAGGAGCAATCGATCCTACTACTAATAGGACAAATGTAGTAAATAAAATTAATGCGTTGTATATGTACAATGCTGATAATGTTACTGATAACCCAGATTCAAAAAATGATTTTGTTAAATTTAGATTTGCAGTAATAAACCCAGACACCCCTAAGAAAAAAACATTTGTTCACTTCCCAGCCTTTTTTGATGGAGCTATAACAGATAACATGGGAGCTAGTTGGAGCAGCTTTAAGTATTTAGGTAGAGGTGAAGAATTTTTTAATTATGAAGGATTTAGTAGAGATGTAAGTTTTAGTTTTCAAGTAGCAGCTCAATCAAAACCCGAGCTATCTATAATGTATCAAAAATTAAATTATCTCCAATCAACATTAGCACCTAACTTTAGTACAAACGGATTTATGAGAGGTAATATTCATCAATTAACTATTGGTGGTTATTTCTACGAACAACCCGGAGTAATTACATCGTTAAATTATACAATGCCTAGTGAATCCCCATGGGAAATAGGTATTCCTTCAACTGATTCTTCTACAACATCTGTAGGTGGTATTAAATATAGAGACCCAGCAGTAAAAGAATTAACTCATATTATTAATGTGAGTGTTTCATTTAAACCGATTCAAAGATTCTTACCACAAACCGTAGGTTCACCTTTTGATACAACAAATCCTAATGGTATATTTGGTAAACAAGCTATAAACCAAAAGTTTATACAATTAGCTAATGGGGGAGGGGTAGGTGAAAATTTATATGATTTAGGACTCCCAAATGCAATAATACAACCAAATCCTCAGGAATCTTTACCAGATTTAGCTATTAGTGAAATTGAACTTGAAGAAATTCCTGAAGATGAATTTGATGGGCAATTTAATTTTATTAATCCTTTAGATGATTTTGATTCAGAAGTTACAAGATTAGAACTTTTAGATAGAGGGTAATTATGGGAAGATATAGCAACACATTAATTCAAAGAAACCGAGAAGGCAGACGTTATTACGCTGCTAATCGATACGTTGAAATTCCACGTAGTAACAATGATTTATATGTTATTACTACTGACGAAGACAGATATGATTTATTAGCTAACCAGTATTACAATAATCCCAGTTTTTGGTGGGTAATCTCATCAGCAAACCCAGAATATATTGGTTCTATGTATCCCCCATCAGGAGTACAAATTAGAATCCCCAATAATTTAGCTTTTGTGTTAAATGCTTTAAATATAAATGAATAAGTTATGGCAGATAGTAATTTCGAAGGTACTAATTTACTAGGAGGACCTTTTAAACCTTACGTAGACGAGCAAGTAGCTCAAAGGCAAACACGTTTAGGTAGTATTCAAAAAAGCCAAGAAGATGTTGTTTGGGAAAATGGTAAATCAGCTTATCTAGCATTAGCATCTTCAGTTAACATTGAAAATACAACATACCGAGAAATCGGAAATGAAGTAAAAGAAGTTTCAGTAGCACCATCATTTCAAAACACCTCAAATTCTGTTATTTTTGATGATACTCAAACAACATTACGAAATGTTAAAACGGAAATTACAAAAACTCATAATGATGGTGAAAAAAGAATTAAACAACTAGGTTTACCTGATGAATATTATGGTAATCAGCTAGCCAATAATTTAGTATTATTTGGTGGTACTGCTTACTTTAAAACCAGTGACGCAGATGAAAATGATACTATTACATCTAATGAATATTCAAACCCTTATTATCGTTCAGGTTTAGCTACATCTGATTCCCTCCTAAATAACTCAGCTTATGGGTTTGGTGGAACTAGCTTTGGTTTAAGTGCTATGCCAGGTTTAACTTCTTTTAATATAAAATCCCGTAATATGGGTTCATTAAGAGAAGCTTCTATAACTATTAGAGCAAATAACAAAGAACAATTTAGTCTTATTGATAGTCTATATTGTAGAATAGGTTATACTATGTTTATGGAATGGGGGAATTCTATTTATTTTAATAATGATGGTAAATATATTTCTAACCCTAATGCCGCCGGTGTAACTAGCCTACTCCCAGTATTCCTATCAGGAAAAAATGGTAATAAATCTATTAGTGACAATCCTAACCAATTTTTACAATTAATCGAAAAACGTAGAGAAAAATCTAATGGTAATTATGATGCGTTTTTTGGGAAAGTAAAAAACTTCAGTTGGGTATTTAACCCCGCAGGGTATTATGAAATTACTTTATCTTTAATTAGTCAAGGTGATATAATTGAAAGTTTAAATATTGACGGGCAATACGGAGGAACATCAACGGTAAGTAATATAACAGGTCCCCTACAACCTTCACCAAATGAAACCTCAGCATTAACTTCCTTTTTAACTACAGCTGCTTCTCCAAGTAAAGCAGAAAGAACATTAGTAATCCCTGCTTCTTTTAGTCCTGATGGAAGTACCCCAGAACAAATCATTAATATATCTAAATTTCAAAATTATAAAACTTTTCTTTTACCAGACGTTACCACTTCAAAAACAACCTCGGCTAACCTTGGAGTTTCGGCTACAACAACTAATACAACTGGATCAATCGCATTAGATACAATCGAATCTTTAAATTATGATAGACTTAAAAGTTCAATAGGAAAAATTGTTAGTGGTACAGCTGTATTTAGTTCGGAAAAGCCATATTTTTATATTCGTTTAGGGGATATTTTAGATTTTATTAAAGATAGACTACTAATATACACATCAGAAGGAAATAATGAACCTATTTTAGATATAGATACAGATACTGATAAAAATGTTTGTTACTACTCAGGTATAAATGTGTCAGCTGACCCTTCTAAAGTAATGGTAAGAGCAGGATTACCTTATACTAAAGAACTTTTAAAAGGGTTAAAATATAACCCAATAATTAAAAAAGATGGTACTCAAGATGAGGACTGGGGATGGGAAGTAAGAACCCCTAACATATTTAACTTTAAAGAGGCTAAATTAGAACGTTTTATCTCTAAGGTAAACCCCAACGATTCAACAGAATCTTTTGCTTTACATGGGAAGATAATGAATATTTATTTTGAATATGAATATCTTTTAAATGCTATTAAAGGTTTAAGAAACGAAAAAACCGGAACTATTAGTTTATATGACTTTGTAGATGAACTATGTCAAACTGCTAATAGTTGTTTAGGTGGAGTTAATAAATTATCCATTAGATTAGAAGATGATAGGATAATGAGAATTTATGATCAAAATCCAATCTATGGAACTCAAAATGTTAAAAGTTCTGTTATTAACCTTTATGGAATAAACCCTACAGGTAGTATAGGAAATCAGGGTTCATTTGTAACTGATTTTAATGTTAAAACTGAATTAACTAATGACTTCGCTACCCAAGTTACAATTGGGGCACAAGCACAAAGTAATAATGTAGGATCTGATGCTACAGGTTTATCCTCTTGGAACTCAGGATTAAAAGATAGATTTTTTCCTGAAAAAATAGACTCTCTAAGAAAAAATAATGGCACAACAACTCCAACTACACAAGATAGGATAAATAAATTAACACAACAATTAAAATATCTCTGGTTAGGTTATTCTGAAGCTAATGTTACATCGATTACAAATACAACATTTACATCTGCAGTAAATTCAGACACTTCAGATAATGTCCTTTGGTTTGAACATTTTGATACTAAACGCTATTCCTCATTTGTAAAACTCCAAAAAGATTGGCTTCAAGAAATTATTAAATTAGAAAACGAAAATTTTAATAAAATACAAGTAAAAGCGGATAAATCAACTTTAGGTACTAACCAAATAGGAATGATTCCGATTAATATATCAGTTACCCTAGAAGGAATTTCAGGTATAAGAATATATGATAAATTAGAAGTTGATACTAGATTTTTACCTAAATACTATCCCCAAACATTAATTTGGATTATTAAAGGTGTTTCACATGAAATTCAAAATAATAAATGGTATACTAACTTAGAAACTATAGCAGTCCCCAAGCTACCAGGTTCCCAAAATTTTGATAATATTCTAGGGAATAAAAGAGAAGATGGAGATTTAAAAGACTCCCTAGATACTTCAAACCTTACAGGTTTTACAGGTCCTACCCCTAATGCTGACATATTAAGATCGATTATAGCTACTTTAGATGGTGTTGTTGAAAGAAAAAAAGAAGGATACAAATATGGTGAATTATCTACAGGTGGGGACATAACAGAAAATATGGCTAAAACAGCAGGGTCAGTACTTTCAACTTTAAAGCAAAAATTACCTAAAGTTAGACTTGAAATTACTGCGGGTAATGATAAATATCATCAAGATTTTAAACAGAAAAGAGCAGCAAAAAATATATATTATAACTCAAATCACCTTACTGGTGGTGGGGTAGATTTTATAGTAACAGGTGGTGCAACATCTAAACAAGTTAGCAACGTATTATACGCCATGTTTTTAGGTACACCTAAATTAGGATTTTTAAATGAATATGGTTATAAAACATTAGCTACATCAGGAAAACATTTCCACATAGCATATGCTGATAGTGCCTCATCACGTGATGGTAGAATTACCACTTTAGAAGAGGCTAAAGATACCCAAAAACGATTAGAAAAATATGGAGGGCTTACTCCTATAACCTTAAACATATAAAATGTATTTTCCAAAATCCCAAATACAAACTGGATTTTTTAGTAATAATGATTTAGTTATATCTGAAACTAAATCTTTATATGTAGGTCCTTATTTTAAAACTTCTGACGGGAGATCTTACTCTGGTAAAGAACCTAATGATGGTCGTAATGCCCTTTTAACTCCAACATCAGAATTAGATGTAACCGCAAATGTTAATTTACCTGGTAATGATGTGTTCCAAGATCCTAGATTTGATGCCCCAAACTTGGCATATAGTATCTTAAGTGGTAAAACAAAATCCAACCTCCCATATTCACCAATATCCTATTTCCCCATCCTAACTCAGGATGATAAGGAAAATGGTGAATTTACTAGGTATTTTGCTAAAAAGTCAAACCAAAATATTTATACTGAAATATCCGCAAATAACTTTTCCACATCCATAGGTAGTGCTTTATATTTAACATTCCAATTACAATGGGTTATAAGTGGAGAAAAAGAAAATGTTAGACAAATAAACGCAAAACAAATTGGATTTACAGAGAAAAATTTACAAATTAATGGTCTAGGAGGATTTTTAAGATTTAATTATCTACAATTCTATCAAGAGTGATAATGTAAAAAAAAGGTTGTATATTCACATCAATGTTTTGGTTAATAGAAAATAATAAACAATTTGAGGTTTTAAAAAATAGTGGTTTTAAAGAAGCGTTTGTAGAAGTTATATCAAATAACCCATACCAACATCCCTCACAAAACTCTATTATTGGCTTCTATGTAAGACCTATCCAAGGTCATAAGGGGTATATTCTACCCACATCTCACCCCGAATGTGAAAATATATTCGAAGATGAGATTTACTTATGGTTAAAGGGGTTAGAGACGATATATGTTAGAGACAAGAAAGAGTTTCTACATTACACGATATTAAAACAGCTCGTAGATATAACATTGGGATCTCCTCCGTATATACTTCCACAAACTACCGCTCATTCTACATTATATAGGAGATTTCCGGATCTATTAACGGTAAACCAACTCGTGCCGATTACCAAGCATTATGAGATTTGCGAGCAAGTATATGATGATTTGGAGCACCGTGTTAATACCGTGGTAAACCCGTTCTATAATGACCGGGCTGCGTTGGTGTTTAACGCTATAGAGCGTAATGGCATAAAAATTGATAAGAATGAGTTTGAAAAACACTTCCACCCAGTTGAAGACGAATACGTTTACACTGCTTACAACTATAAAACGCTTACGACTAGACCTTCTAACAAGTTTGGCGGAGTTAATTACGCGGCACTTTCTCATAAGGACGGGTCCCGAAAAAGTTTTATCCCACGTAATAACAGGTTTGTGGAGTTTGATATTGGTGCTTACCATCCCACTTTGGCTGCCATGCTTGTGGATTATGAATTTGGTGATAAAGATATTCACAAGTCATTTGCCGAGATGTATAAAGTGGATTATGCTAAAGCAAAGGAATTAACATTTAAACAATTATACGGAGGGGTATTTGATAACTATAAAGATCTTCCGTTTTTTAAGGCTACAAGTGAGTATATACGTACGACCTGGGAAACTTTCCAAACAGAAGGCGTTATCACATGCCCTATCTCTCATTACGAGTACAAAAATGACGTTTTAGAGGATATGAACCCTCAAAAACTATTCAACTATATCTTACAAAATATGGAAACAAGCTTGAATATCGAAATATTGTTTCGTATATTCACGTTGTTAAAAGGTATGAATACCAAATTGGTTCTTTACACATATGATTCATTTTTACTCGATGTAGATGATAGTGAATTAGAGGTGTTAGAACAGATTAAAAAGGTTTTTTATAAATTAAAGTTACAAATAAAAGAAAAAAATGGAATCAACTACGATTTTGCCTAGTTACGACTATATTTATGGGTTAGACACACCATCATCCCAAAATAAAATCGATTTGAATAATAAGTTATTTTGCACCTTCACTAGTCTTGAGAATTTAGACCAATTAGTAGAAGATCTGCAATCACAGTACACAATCATGTACAATAAAATGTTTGTACTACATATAAAAAGTAACGACGAGTATGTTGTTACATATAATGTTGACCAACATAATGTATCCTCGATCCCAGAGAATACAATTTTAGTTCACCGTAAAAAAGATAGTAATACACTTTACACTATTAACGCCTTAAACGAATTAATAAAACGTTTAAATGGAGGTGTTGTAGATTCGCGTTTTAGAGTAGACTGGCAACACTATCGTAATACAATCCTTTTAACTCAACAGAATGAGCTTAAAGAACTAAAAACAAAAATTCACAAAATCATTGAACTGTAATTTGGAGTCCACCAAATAGTTTCGTATATTTAGTTATTAATAAAAAGTTATAAACATGGATTTAGATGTAATCAAGCAGCGCCTGGAGGCTCTGCAAAAACCAGCCTCCAACAATTCAAACAATGGTAAGTCATTGTTCTGGAAACCATCAGTAGGGAAACAAACAGTTCGTATTGTTCCTTCTAAGTTTAATAAAGCAACTCCATTTAGTGAATTGTATTTCCATTATGGTATTGGGAAACCAGTAATGATTTCTCCAGTTAACTTTGATGAGAAAGATCCACTAGTAGAGTTCGCTAAAAAACTCCGTCAAACCGACCAACCAGAGAACTGGAAATTGGCTAAAAAACTCGAACCAAAAGTTCGCTATTTTGCTCCTGTTATCGTTCGTGGTATGGAAGATGAGGGTGTTAAGATTTGGCAGTTCGGTAAAGAGCTATACTCATCATTTTTGTCAATGGCAATGGATGAAGAAGTAGGTGATTTTACTGATGTAGTTGCTGGTCGCGATATCAAACTTACTACTGAAGGTCCTGAAATGACTGGTACTAAGTACAATCGTACTGTAGCTACTCCTTCAATGAAACAAACATCATTAGATACTGATGCTTCAAAAGTAGAGTCTTGGTTAGATAACCAAGTAGATCCACAAGGAGTATTTAAGCAAGTCTCTTATGATGAAATGAAATCAAACCTTGAGTCTTGGTTATCTCCAGAAGATGCTGCTCAAGAAGGTGATATCATTGATGATGAGAAGGAGTCAACAGCTCCACAAACCAACTACTCGCTTAACACTTCTACTGACAACGTAAAGAAAACAAAACTCGATAAGTTCGATAGTTTGTTCGATGACAGTAATAGTAATGATCTTCCATTCTAAGTATGGCTAGAAAAGCAAGTAAATCTCTAACAGCAGCAGTGTCTGCCGAGATAAAATCTAAGTTTGATCTTAGTGGCTTTAAGGATAAGAAAGGTCTTAGTGGGAACGTTAAGTTTAAACCCCAACAGTGGGTCCCACTAAGTAACGCCTTCCAAGAAGTTACTTCCGTACCTGGAATACCTACAGGTCATATTGTTCTTTTAAGAGGACATAGTGATACAGGTAAGACTACAGCACTTATTGAGGCTGCTGTTAGTGCTCAAAAAACAGGTATCCTTCCAGTATTCATTATTACTGAAATGAAATGGAACTGGGAACACGCTATGCAAATGGGTTTAGACATTGAAGAAGTATTTGATGAAGAAACAGGTGAGTTAATAGATTACCAAGGTAATTTTATTTACGCTGATCGTGAAACTATCCATACTATTGAAGATGTTGCCGCTTTTATTCTTGACTTACTAGATGAGCAGAAAAAAGGTAACCTACCATATGATTTAATGTTCCTTTGGGATTCTATTGGTTCAGTTCCATGTGAGCTATCTATTAGATCTAATAAGAACAATAATGAGTGGAATGCTGGTGCTATGTCAACTCAATTTGGTAATAGTGTTAATCAAAGGATTACATTGTCACGTAAAGAGTCATCATTGTATACCAATACACTAGTTTGTATAAATAAAGTTTGGACAGCAAAACCAGAATCACCTATGGGTAAACCAAAGTTGATGAATAAAGGTGGGTTTGCTATGTGGTTTGATGCTACGTTTGTAGTTACATTTGGTAATATTGCTAATGCTGGAACATCTAAAATCAAAGCGATTAAAGATAAGAAGCAAGTTGAATTTGCTAAGCGTACTAATCTACAAATCGATAAAAACCACATTAATGGTCTTACCACTAGAGGTAAAATTATTATGACACCACACGGTTTTATTGAGGATACTGAAAAGGACCTTAAAAAATATAAAGATGCCCATACTGCAGAATGGAGTAAGATCCTGGGTGGTGGTGATTTTGATATTATTGAGGAAGTTTACGAAGAACCTTTACCACAAGTTTTCACAGAACAAGAACCAAGTTAAGTTATGGCAAATAAGGATTTATTAGAGCTCCTCAATAATATGGATAAGGAGCCGGAGACACCCTCCTCGCAACATGAAAGAGTTTTATTTATTGACGGTCTAAATCTATTTTTTAGAAACTTCGCAATGCTCAATATTGTAAATGAGCACGGCGTTCATGTAGGAGGGTTAGGAGGATTTGTTCGTTCATTGGGGACTCTAATAAATGCTATTCAGCCAACAGCAATGTACATTATCTTTGATGGAGAGAATTCATCAATGAATCGTAAAAATATCCTCTCAGAATATAAGGCAGGCCGTCATCAGTCTCGTATTACTAACTGGGAAATATTTGAAGATGTAGGAGATGAACATGATGCTAAATTAGATCAAATAGTAAGGTTAATCGATTATTTGAAGTGTCTCCCTGTTAAAACCATAGCGCTCGACAAAGTAGAGGCCGACGATATAATCGCACACTTAGCGACGACTATCACCAATACTCATGACAACTCTCGAGCGTTTATTGTATCAAGCGATAAAGATTTTATTCAATTAACAAGTAATAAAATTTGTGTGTATCGTCCTATTGAAAAGGATTTTTATACACCTGAAACTGTAATAACTAAGTTTAATGTTTTACCTGAGAATTTTATTTTATATAAAGTCCTAATGGGTGATGCTTCAGATAAAATCCCTGGTATAAAAGGTTTAGGAGAGAAAAAATTACGTAAATTATTCCCTGAATTAAATGAACGTAAATTAACTTTGGATAACATATTTGAGATAGCAGCAGAAAAACACAAAGAACATCTTATTTATTCTCGTATAGTTTTAGAGGAACAAAGTCTACGTAAAAACTATAAAATCATGGATTTACATAATCCTATGGTAGATGATTTAGAAAAGGCTTATTTAGAGGAACAAATAGATATTGATCCACCCTTGTTAAATCCAAAAGCATTTCTTAGATTCTATCAAGAAGATGGGTTGCGTCATCTAATTAAAAATCCTGAGTTTTGGGTAAACAATCAGTTTCAAACATTAAATAGTTTTGTAACTGACTCTAAAGAGTTGGAGATATAGGAAATAAGTCGTATATTCATGTAATAATAATCGCAATAAATAATTAGTTTTGACATTATCAGATTTAAACAAATACGGCCCAGCATTTCAAACTAAGGTTATTCATTCCTTACTTGATCGTAAAGAATTTTTAGTTAACATTCATGATATACTGGATTCATCTTATTTTGATAATCAAGCTCATAAGTGGATTATTGATAATATTTTAAAGTATTATAATAGTTACCATACTACCCCTACACCAGAGGTACTAAAATCAGAGTATGAAAAAGTTACTAATGATGTTTTAAAACTATCTATTAGAGAACAACTTAGAGATGCTTACAAAATAGTTGCTACAGATTCAGAGTATATTCAAACAGAATTTTCAGCATTTTGTAAGAACCAACAACTCAAAAAAGCACTATTAGGTAGTGTTGATTTACTTAAAGCAGAAGACTATGATTCAATTCGTGGTTTAATTGATAATGCTTTAAAAGCTGGTATGGATAAGCATATTGGACATGAATATCTTAAAGATTTTGAAACACGTTATCGTGAAGAACAAAGAGTTACTATCCCAACCCCATGGAAAGAGTTTAATAATATCCTCCAAGGCGGTTTAGGTAATGGTGATTTTGGTTTGATATTTGGTGGTCCAGGAGCTGGTAAATCTTGGTCATTAGTTGCTTTAGCAGGTAATGCTGTAAAAATGGGATTTAATGTAGTTTATTATACATTAGAGTTAGGTGAGGATTATGTAGGTAGAAGATTTGATGCCCATTTTACTAAAATCCCAGCTAATGAGATTATGATGCACAAAGAGAAGGTTCAAGAAATAATGACTAAATTACCTGGCAATCTTATTATTAAAGAGTTCCCACCAAATAAAGCATCTATGTCAACTATTGAGTCACATATTCAGAAATGTGAGGATTTAGGTACTAAAATAGATTTGATAGTTATTGATTATGTTGACCTACTTCGTTCAAAGAAAACAAGTAAGGAGCGTAAGGAAGAAATTGATGATATTTATATAAGCACGAAAGCATTAGCCCGCGAACTTAATATCCCAATTTGGTCCGCTTCTCAAGTTAACAGACAAGGAGCACAAGACGAGATTATTGAAGGACATAAAGCAGCGGGCTCTTATGACAAAATGATGATTACAGATTTTGCGGCTTCAATCAGCCGTCGTGCTAAAGACAAACAAACCGGAGTTGGTAAGCTCCATATAATGAAGAATAGATATGGGATGGATGGACTTACTTACAACGCTGCTATTAATATCGCTATTGGTGAATATAAAATCATTAACGATGCAGAGTTTGAAGAGTTAGCCGGAACACCTGAGTATAATTCAAATGAAGCTGCTAAAATAAGCGACAACTTCAACCAATCAGAAAAAAATCAGTTGCGTAATTTAATGAATTCTTAATTTAAAATTTAAAAAACAACAATGGCAAAAAAAGACCTTTTGCAGGAACGCATAGTTTATAAACCATTCGAATATCAGGAAGCAGCTGATTTTTGGTTAAAACAACAACAAGCACACTGGCTTCATACCGAAATTCCAATGATGAGCGATATTACTGATTGGAACTCGAATTTAAATGAAACAGAAAAAAATATTATAGGGTCTATCCTTAAAGGATTTGCTCAAACAGAAACAGTTGTAAATGATTATTGGACACAATTAGTAACAAAATGGTTCAGGAAACCAGAAGTTATTATGATGGCTACAACATTCGGTGCGTTTGAAACAATACACGCTGAAGCATATTCACTATTAAATGAAACACTTGGTCTTGAGAATTTCGATGAGTTTATGGAAGATGAGGCTACGATGGCTAAAATTGAAAACCTTACTACTCTTAGAGATAGTTTTACTGGTGAAAAAGATGTCCATGAAATTGCTAAATCACTCGCTATATTCTCAGCATTTACCGAGGGAGTTAATTTATTCTCTTCCTTCGCCGTCCTCTTATCTTTTAAGATGCGAAACAAGCTTAAGGGAGTGGGTCAAATTGTTGAATGGTCTATTAGAGATGAATCCCTCCATTCAGAAGCTGGATGTTGGCTATTCAGAACACTTGTCGATGAAAATCCTCAAGTCAAAACACCAGAGCTTGAAGCAGCAATAAACGAAGCAGCATTATTATCTCTAAAACTTGAATTAGATTTTATTGGAAAATGTTACGAGTTAGGTGATTTAGAAGGTTGTTCACAATATGATTTAGAAAACTTTATTAAAAATAGAGTTAATATAAAATTAGGTGATTTAGGATACAAACCAATCATCGAAGGAATTGATATGACAGCTGTAGAAAGAATGAGCTGGTTTGGTGCTTTATCAGGTGGTAAACAACATACAGATTTCTTCGCAAACCGAGTAACAAATTATTCAAAAGGCCACATGGAGTGGGATGAAAGTATATTTTAATTATGGACAACAATATAGTAGCAGATTACTCCCAATGGGAAAGAGGTAAAGATTACCCTGAATTTTTTGATGATGTAGCTTTGTCTACAATCTCTAAAGGGTATCTAATGCCTGGGGAAACTCCCCGTAAAGCGTATAGACGCGTTGCTAATGCTGTAGCTGATAGATTAAACAGACCAGATTTAGCTAATAAATTCTTTAAATATATTTGGAATGGATGGATTGGTCTCGCTAGCCCTGTTCTCAGCAATACCGGTACTGATAGGGGTTTGCCTATTAGCTGTTTCGGTGTTGATACTCCTGATTCGGTCCGCGGTATTGGACTCACTAACGCAGAGCTTATGCGACTTACTAGTTATGGGGGAGGCGTGGGAATTTCCCTTAGCCGAATTAGAGGAAGAGGAGAAAGCATTACAGGAAATGGAAAATCAGAAGGTATAGTCCCTTGGGCTAAAATTTATGATTCAACTATTATTGCTACTAATCAAGGTAGTGTAAGAAGAGGAGCAGCCTCAGTTAATTTAGATATTAACCACATTGATGTTAAAGAATTTTTACAAATTCGCAGACCTAAAGGTGATCCTAACAGACAATGTCTAAATCTACACCAAGCAGTCGTTGTAGATGATGCGTTTATGAAGCGCCTACAAGATAGAGACAGCGAGGCTATGTCGTTATGGCTTGAAATACTTAAATCCCGCGTAGAAACCGGAGAACCCTACATAATGTTTAAGGACAATGTCAACAAAGACAATCCTTTAGCTTATCGTATGAATAATCTAGATGTTTCTATGACTAACATTTGTACTGAGATTACACTTCATACAGATGAGGAACATAGTTTTATTTGTTGTTTATCCTCTCTAAACTTAGCTAAGTATGATGAGTGGAAAAACACAGATGTAGTTGAAATGGCTACTTACTTTTTAGATGGTGTAATGGAAGAATTTATCCAGAAAACCAATGGTAAGGATTCAATGATTCGTACTCATCGTTCAGCTAAAAAAGGTAGAGCATTAGGTTTAGGTGTAATGGGATGGCATACATTCCTACAGCAAAAAAACCTAGCATTTAATTCAATTGGTGCTACAGCTTGGACACACACTATCTTTAGTGATATTAAAATAAAAGCTGAAGCAGCATCTCGTCAAATGGCTTTAGAATATGGTGAACCAACTTGGTGTAAGGGTACGGGTATGAGAAATACTCACTTACTAGCAATTGCCCCTACAGTATCAAATTCTCGTATTAATAGCTGTTCAGCAGGTATTGAACCTCAACCCGCAAACATTTATGTGTTTAATGGTGCTAAAGGAACATTTATTGTAAAAAATCCTGAATTAGAAAAACTACTAGTTGAAAAGAAACACAATACAACTCGTGTTTGGGATCAAATTATGGGTGACAATGGTTCTGTAATGGGTCTATCTAATGATATATTAACAGAAGATGAAAAGGAAATATTTATGACGTTTCCAGAAATCAACCAATTAGCTTTAGTTCAACAAGCAGCAACACGTCAAAAATACATTGATCAAACTCAATCGTTAAACTTAGCATTTGATCCAACGGATTCTCCAAAATGGATTAATCAAGT